TTGCGATTACCATTGTTGCCTCCATCAGTTATTTCCTTGTCTTGCACAGAGCAGACGTTCCATAATATCGTCCTGCGGATTCTCGCCGCCGTATTCGCCGGAGCAGTTCTCCTTGACGATCTGGAATATCTCCGACCACAGCCGGTTTGCCTGCGTCATGTAGGTGTTCGCAATTGCCACATAAGGTGACTGGATCGCCGCACCTGTGGTCGGGTGCTTGGCGAGAAAACCGAGTTCACTTGTGATCGTTTCACACTGAATCCATCGCGCACTTGCCATCGCATACCGTTCAATCAACTGCGGCGAGACGATGGCGGCACATTTGCGTTCGGCAAGCCATAGCCACACGTTTTCGTAAATCTCGGCGGCACAGAGCGTTGAGCCGTCCTTCTGCTTGGCGGAAAGATAATCTGAAGGCTTCGGCATGACCTGACCTTCCAGATTTGCCGCGCTGTCATTAAACTCAATGACTGTCAGCGGTCGTTTGCCTGGGTTACCGTCCAGAATCTTGTCGGACAGCGGCTTTTTCGGTCTGCCGCCGGAGCCGGGTTTCGGACCCCTCTGTCCCATCTTTCTCACCTCACTTTCCACGGGGGCTATTCCCCCTAAAACTTTTGCGAATTTGCACACGCGACCCCACGCCCGTTGCACATCATAAAAGCTGCAGAGATTTTGATCCCCCTACTGGGTGTTCAAGTGTATATATTTTTTATTGAGATTTCGTTATTTATGATTGTGCCATCGGTCACCGCGCTCGGCATGGAGTCTTGCGTGACAGGATTTACACAGTGCAATGAGGTTCTCCTCGCTGTGCGTACCGCCTTCGGACAGCGGAATCTTGTGGTGTATCTCTTCGGTCGGGATCGGCTGGCCGTTCTTCTGACACAACTCACACAGCGGATGAGCCGCAGCGTAGCGATCACGGATACGTTTCCACGCTCTGCCGTACCGTCTGCGGACAGCAGGATCACGTTCGTATTTTTCGTAGCGTTTTGCTTCTTCCTTGGCGTGTTCCCCGCAGAACCGTCTGTCGGTCAGCTTGGGACAGCCCGGGTGGGAGCAGGGACGCTTGGGTTTCTTGGGCATTGGTTCTCCTTCTGGAATGACAAAAGCCACCGCAGGATTTGCTCCCGTGATGGCTTTCGTTTCAGTTTTTCATGATACTATTATACCACAGATCAACCTCTCATTCCATAACATTTCCTATCATCTTGAAGCCGGCGGCGTGATTTCATTGAGCGCTCTGTCACGGAGACGATAGATATGCTGAATGCTGTAGTTCATATCAACCGCAATCTGCTCCCACGATTTGAAACAGAGATACCGGAGTTCAAGGATTGTCTGATACTCGGGATCGGTCACCGCTTTGATCACCGACACCATCTCCCGCTTCAGATCCACGAGGTTGTCGATGTCGCGGTTGATCTCGTTTTCCATCTCAATGATCTTCACGATGATGTCTTCCATGCGATGTACGTTTCTCGTGCCGCTGGGGGGTGTATCACTGAGTGTCGATGTTGCCTTTGTTGCGAGAGTGCGCAGGGACATGACCTGCTCCAGTTTGGAGTTGATTCGCTGATCGAGACGGTACGCCTGACCAAGATATTCTTTTGCTGTCATTTTGTTACCTCCAGATTTGCTTTGACCGCATCAATGAGTGCGGACTGTGTTTTGTCTTTTACCTGTAATGCTTTTATGATGTTTTCGTCAATGGTATCCTTGCAGAGGATGTGCTGTACCACCACGGTTTCGGAGGATTGACCTTGTCTCCAGAGACGAGCGTTTGTCTGCTGATATAATTCAAGACTCCATGTCAGACCGAACCAGATCAGAGTCGAACCGCCGGACTGCAGATTCAGGCCGTGACCGGCAGATGCAGGATGAATCAGACCGACTGGGATTTTTCCTTCGTTCCATCGTTCAATACTGTCCGATGTATCCATTTTGGCGAATGGAATATGAAGACTGCGGAGCCGTTCTGTGATCCGATTCAGATCGTGCTTGAACCAGTAAGCTACCAGTACCGGCTTACCATTTGCGGATTCGATCAGATCTTCCAGTGCTTCCAGTTTACGGTCGTGCACAGGTCGTATCGTTCCGTCATCGTCATAGATTGCACCGTTTGCCATCTGGCATAGCTTGTTGGAGAGGGAAGCCGCATTTGCCGCTGTGATCTCGTTCTCCGCAAGGGTAAGTACCAGCTCTTTCTTCAGTTTGTCATAGTCCTGTTTTTCAGCTTCGGAAAGGGTTACCGTGTACTCCGTGCTGATCAGTTCCGGCATGTGAAGATGATCCGTGGATTTCATGGATATGGTGATGTCGGAAATCTGTTTGTAGATCGCGTCTTCCGCAAACGGCAGAGGCTTATAACTGAAGATTACCTGACCGTTCCGTTTGTCCGGCTGGAAATAGGTATTCCGGTATTGGGTAATGAATCTGCCGAGACGTTCACCCATGTCCAGCAGACGAAACTCCGACCAGAGATCCATCAGACCGCCCGATGCGGGAGTACCGGTCAGACCGACAATCCGCTTGATTTTCGGACGCACTTTCATCAATGCCCGGAAGCGTTTGGTCTGATGATTCTTGAAGGAAGACAATTCATCAATGACTACCATATCGTATCGGAACGGCAGTCCGCTCTCCATAAGCCACGGGACATTTTCACGGTTGATGACCGTAATATCCGCATCACAGAGAATTGCCGCTTTTCGCTCCCTCTCAGTACCGACTGCCGCCGATATGGTCAGATGCCGCAGATGATCCCACTTTCCACATTCTGTCGGCCATGTGACTTTTGCTACCCGGAGAGGGGCAATAACCAATACCTTATGTACCTCAAAACGATCAAACAGTAAATCCGCAACAGCTGTCAGCGTGATACTGGTTTTGCCGAGACCCATATCCAGAAATACCGCACAGACCGGATGACTGCAGATGTATTCGGCGGCATATTTCTGGTATTCATGTGGAACGTATTTCATCAAGAATTCCTCCGATCTGCTTTTCGTCATCCAGAACATATACCTTGAATCCCAGCCGTTTCAGAAGCCGGATTCTGGATGTCTGAATGGGTCTCGGTGTTTCACCCGGTGCTTTGACTTCCACAAAACCGAATCTGCCGCCCGGTAAAAGAATCAATCTGTCAGGCATGCCTGCAAATCCGGGAGAAGTAAACTTCGGTGCGATCCCACCCAGTTTACGTACGGCGGTTACCAGTTTTCGTTCAATGCTTGTTTCTCTCATGTTGTTCCATCCTGTAAAAAGTGGAGGTAGACCTCGGTACATGTCATTTTCAAAACTTTTCTTGGAGTGTATTATGATAGGCCTATGAAACTTTTGTAAATGACCTTATATGAGGTCTACCCCGGTGTGTCAGTTCAGAAAATCTTCAAAATCTCCGTCATCGGTTTTCAGCCGGAGACCCGCAAAATAGCGTTTCCCTTTGGCTGTGATCCGTTTATAACCCGCATTTTCCATGGCAGTATAGAAATCCGTTGTACTGCGGATATATTCACTGCTTTCGATACAGTAATTCCGGTAAGCCTGATACAGCGAACTGGAGCTTTCTCGGTATGTGGGATCAAGTTCACACTTGTCCTCGAGATACTGACCAAACCAGTCGTTCTGGCTGCGGTATTCGTCGATTGCATTCCGTACACATTCCGGAACATCGATCCGGTAATCCAGATCAATCACCTTTTTGGCACCTTCGATAATCCACGAAAGCACACTGCCGCCCGCATTTTGAAAGAGGTATTCCGCGTAATTCTTGATGTCGCTTTTGCCATCGATTTTCGCGTTGAAGGGAATGACAATCAATCTGCGCCAGATCCCATCGTCGGATGCACTGACCTTCGGAAGGTGGTTTGTGTACAGAACCAGTGTGTGACAGGGCTTGAAACTGAACGGGTCTTTGTATTTCTTTTCGGCGAACACATCATCGGTGGAACAAAGCTGCTTGACAGTGGAGTCATTGAGTCGGGAGCCTTCCTGCAGTTCTGCGGCAATCAGTAATCGTTTGCCTTTGACTTCTGCCATCTCCGGCTTGATGTTTCGTCTGCATCCGACAGTCAGCGTATCGGCAGAAATATTGCCGCTGTACAGACCGAGTACACGGGATACCACATTCCAGAAGGTGGATTTACCGTTCCGCCCGAAACCGTAGGCGATGATCAGAGCTTCCACATAAACCTTGCCGATTACAGCGAGACCACAAATTTTCTGAACATAGTCGATCAGTTCACAATCCCCACAGAAGATACGGTCAAGGCAGTCCAGCCACAGTTTTTCTCCTTTTCGGTCGGGGGAAACAGAGGTAATTTTCGTTATAAAATCATCGGGCGAGTGATCTCTTGCACAGGCGAGCCCTTTTCGCAGATCGTATGTAGCATCCGGCGTACACAGCAGAAAGGGATCACTGTCCAGATCACGGGGATCAATTTCCAGCATAGGTCGTGCTTCCTTCAGTGCAGCAGTGATTTTCTTGGAATCACGGCGTCCGAGGACAAAGTTCTGATAATTCTGGGCGGCAACACAGGCACGGTACGCTTCCAGCTGATCGTCACTCATGATACTCTCGGCTTTCTGCTTAGAGGTATTGTTCAGAATCTCCTGACCGCCGGACTCTACCAATTTCTGATAAGCATCCATGAAATCTGCCGTAGCTTCTTCCAGCTGTCTTCGTGTCAGCTCGTGAGCCACCGCCTGCGCACCCGGTTCGCTTTCCTGCCAGTAGTGATCGATATAGCGGATGTATCCGGTAGCCGGGGAATACCGCAGTTCGTTTGCAAAATGGTGGGACAGAATTTCCGCCTGACCGACATCGGTATAATCGGAAGGTTTGTAGGATTCACCCCAGACATCGGGCGGAACATAACCGGACTGCTGCTGAACCTTGGCGTAGAACTTCTGGGCACTGTGCCAGATGGAATTCAGCTCATCTTCGGGAAGGGGAGGAACGCATTTGTCCGCCTTTTCCAGAAAACACATGTAGGCGCGCTCACTGTCCCCGTATTTCTTGATAATCTGTCCGGCGAACCGGGATAATGTCGCATTGCGGCTGCCTTCCGGTATGATTTCGCGGGTACAGCGATCCTCGAAATTATTCTCAAAAGCGAGTTCATCCAGATATTGCGTCAAAGTGATACTGCCTTCGTACACTTCGACTTCCGGCAATGAAGTGCCGAAGAAGAACCGTGCGGCATCCAATGCCTTGGTATCGAAATAGGGGAAGAGTTCGTTCACCTTTTTCTTCATACTGCTGTAGACCGCCGCATCCGTAACCGGATCAATGGGAAACAGCACATGGAATTTCGGTCGTGCCGCCTTGCCGTTCTTTTCCTTCATGTGGGAACGGCTGTAATGTACGGCGAAGGAAACAGCGGGGAAGGCGTCCCTGATATTATCAGGTGTCACCCAGTCTTCAGGATTATCGCTGTGATCGTTGTCGCAGTCAACCGGAAGACAGTCCGCACCGAGGAAGTTTTCGCCATTGCGGTAATGGTTCCGGTATTCCGCGCATACATAATCGTGCGCTGTGGCTTTGCGGAGAGAATCTTCGTCCGCAACAATGATTCTGTGGGGATAGGAACAGTTGCCGGGATTGCCGAGGGAATCGGCGTAATAAAGCGAGAAATTCATTCCGTCACCTCCTGACATTCTTCATTGAAATAGCGAACCGGAATGTTCTTTCTGGATGCACGGGAGATTTCTTCCTGCATTCCCGGGGAGATGTATTTGCCGAAGACCCACACCTCGGCACACTTGCTCATCAGTGCGGAGCCGAAGAACATTCCCAGTGCACGTTCTTTCGGGTTGCTGTCGTCCATGAACTGCGGATACAGAAGATGGACTGCGAGAGGGATGTAGCCGATGTCAACCGCAAACCGGCAGTATTTCCGTGCCGCGGCAACATTATCTTCAACATCTCCGGCATAGGGCGAGCAGATATACACGATCGGACGGAAAGCAAATCTCTGTTCTCCGAAAATATTGGAAAAAGCTTCGTAGGGAGTCGGATCGTAATATCCTTCGCTGTTGAACTTTTCTGAACGCATAAGCGCCTCCTTTCTCGATGGACATATCCGCCATCTGCAGTACACTGGAGGTCAGACGGCGGAATGGTCCGGTTTTTATCAATCTTTTTTATAAAATTCCGTTTCGTAACCGGCGGCACGGAGCTGTAATCCCTTGGCCCAGGTCGGTGTCTGAGCCATCTGCTCACAGATCTCATCAAGGGACATACTCTGCTCTGCCTCGATCACCAGTTCGTCATGGATATGCATGACAATGGAGCAGTCTCTGAGTGTCTTCATGGCATAGCAAAGTATATCTCTGGCAATGGCCTGAACAATATTCTCGACCAGCTTCGGCCCATAGGTGTTCAGCCGTTCCCATTTCTTTGTACTGCCGATTCCTTCGTAAGTGATACAGTCGGTACCGTAATCGTTCGTTCCGATCTGAGGTTTCACATAAGCAAGCTCTCTGCCGGAGGGAAGACGGATAAACAGCATTCCGCTTCTGCGTGTAAAGCGGATCCCGTGTGTTTCTGTTGTGGTTCTGAACCGGACAGCATCCTTGGCAGCAGTATCGACATCCCACCAGAGTTTTGTGATATTTGGACTCGCCTGTCTCCATGCATCTACGATCAGAGGCAGTTCCTCTTCTGTAAGTCCTTTTTCCAGTGCTCCCATCGCTTTCAGCGCATTGACAGACCCGCCGTAGCCGAGAGCGAGCTCCGCAACCTTTCCTTTCTGGCGCAGATGCCCGTTGATTCCGTGGGGTTCTACAGGAACTTTGAACATCTGGCTTGCCGAAGCACAGTAAATGTCACCGCCGTCCGCAAAGACCTTTTGTCTCCATTCTTCTCTGGCAAGCCATGCAATCACACGTGCTTCGATAGCGGAGAAGTCGGAAACGATGAACTTTTTTCCTTCCCGGGGAACAAATGACGTGCGGATCAGCTGGGATAAAGTATCCGGGATATCGTCGTACAACATAGCAAGAGTGTCATAGTTGCCTGTCCTAACGAGGTATCGTGTATCCGCCAGTTCTTTCAAATGATTCTGCGGGAGATTCTGCATCTGAATGAGCCGACCAGCCCATCGACCGGTGCGGTTTGCTCCGTAAAACTGAAACATCCCTCTCGCCCGACCGTCATCACAGACTGCGGACTCCATTGCCTGGTATTTCTTCACAGAAGATTTGGCGAGCTGCTGGCGATACTCAAGGACATCCCGCGGTGCAGGAGAGGCGGTTCTGATCAGTTCGGAGACTGTCTTTTTGCCAAGCGTGTCGGTTTCCAGACCATTATCAGACAGCCACGCTTTCATCTGAACGACGGAATTCGGATTTTCAAGTCCGGTCAGAGACTTTAGCTTTCCGGTCAGCTCCGCATGGGAATAAGCATCCAGTTCAATCGCAGCGCGGACAAGTTCCATATCCAGTCCCACGCCTCGATCGTTGATTTCCTGATCGATCCGGTATTCTTCCCAGACCGAATCCGGAACCGGGTATTTCGCCAGCTTTTCCTGAATCGCCATTTCCGTTTCCACGTCACGAATGTTGTATTTCTTGAATGCACTCCATTTGTCCGGCGCGTGATGGGGCAGATTACGGATACGCTGTCCGTTCGACTTGGTCGGTGTACAGGGCTGACAGAAGTATCGGATCAGGTCTTTACCTTCGGAGAGCTTCTGCTTGTCTAGCTCAAGGACACTTCCCACGTTTTCCAGAGAAAGCGGCAATCCCAGTGTTGCGGCCCAGACCATGGAACATCGCCACGATGCGGGATTGAGATAACTGCC